TGGTGCAGATGGTATCTCATTAAGAAATGTTAGAACCGATAGAGTAGAACCAGCAGTTGCTGCTATGTTAGGTAATAATCCTTTTTCTATTACAGCGTCGTCAACAACAATAACTGTAACAGAAAACAATCATGGAAGAACTTCAGGAGATACAGTGAGATTTAGAAATGTACAAGGAAGTCCTGGAGGTGTGGCTTTCACAGCCTACGAAGACTCTTCGGGTTTTAGTATAACAGTAACTACAACAAATAAATATACGTTTACACTAGGCTCAACTCCTAGTATAACAGAACAATCAGGAGGACCAACTGTGACCGCAGGTCCAGTTACTATAACACCATGATAAATAAAATTTGGAATTGGATAAAAAATATATTTAAACCAGAGAAACAAGATCCTCATCTTGTTTTGTATGAAGAAGTACAAGAACCTAAACCAGAACATTGTCCAAAACATTTAAGATTTAAAAAAAGTTGTCCAGATTGTAGAGAGGTAATAGCATAATGGCAGGGTTAAGTGCATCAGGATTAAAAACACAAATTAGAAGTTATACAGAAACAGATTCTAATGTTTTATCAGATTCTGTTTTAGAAAATATAATATTAAATGCACAGTATAGAATTTTTAGAGATATCCCTATTGATGCTGACAGAAAACAACAAGAAGGAGATCTTGTTGTAGGGCAAGAAACAATTAACTCTCCAGCAGGGGCAGTTTTTATTAGAGCCATACAAGTTTATGATTCAACATCAGCTACAACGGGGGCAAATACATTTTTAGAAAAAAAAGATATTTCATATTTACAAGAATATATACCCTCAACTGAATCAGCTAAAAGAGGAAAACCAAAATATTATGCTATGTTTGGTGGTGCAACAGGAGAGTCTGATACCACTTCTGGAAGAATAATGTTTGCTCCAGTCCCGGATGCAACATATAAATTTAGAGTTCATTACAACAAAGCGCCAGCATTATTAGAAAATGACGATACCAATTATATTAGTCTTAACTTTCCAAATGGGTTATTATATTGCTGTCTATCAGAGGCATATTCATTTTTAAAAGGTCCAATAGATATGTTGACACTATACGAAAATAAGTATAAACAAGAGGTACAGAAGTTTGCTAACGAGCAAGTTGGTAGAAGACGAAGAGATGACTATACTGATGGCGCTGTTCGTATTCCGGTAACTTCAGCAAACCCATAGGAGATAAATTATGGCTATAACATCGGCAATTTGTACAAGTTTCAAACAAGAAATTTTAGTGGGAACACATAACTTTACTGCAACTAGTGGAGATACATTTAAAATAGCCTTGTATACTAGTTCTGCATCTTTAGGTGCAGGCACAACTGCTTACTCAACATCAAACGAAATTACGAATTCATCTGGAACTGCATACACTGCAGGTGGTGCAACATTAACAAGCGTTACGCCAACAACAGATGGGACCACAGCAGTCTGTGATTTTTCAGATGTAAGTTTTACTTCAGCTTCTTTTACAGCAAATGGTGCATTAATTTATAACGACGATCAATCTGATAAAGCTGTTGCCGTTATCGCTTTTGGTGGTGACAAAACAGTATCTTCTGGAACATTTACAATTCAATTTCCAACAGCAGACGCAAGTAACGCAATAATTCGTATAGCGTAAGGAGGAACTCCTTATGTCATCTACCTGGGGTACTAATACTTGGGGATCAAATGAATGGCAAGATAATGTCATAGAGGTACCTCTTACTGCTCCTGCAGCAGCAGTTGCACTAGGAACTCCACAATCATTTAATTTAGAAGGTTGGGGTAGACAACAGTGGAATAATTCTGGTTGGGGTGTAGAGTATTCTGTTCAACCAACAGGACTAGAAGCAACATCTTCTTTGGGCACAGCTGTTCAAGGTATTGGTGTTCCTTTAGACATGGTTGCAGATCCACCTTCAGGAGATCAACTTTTAAAATTTGCAAGAACTAGTATTGGTAGTGTATCTATCGCAATAGAAGAAATAGTAATTCCTTCAGGATTAGAATCAACTTTTGCTACACCAACTTTATCGTACGCAGGTACTTTAGTTGGTTGGGGTAGAGATGCATGGGGTGATTTAAGTTGGGGTGAATCTCCTGATCAAGTTATTCCTTTAGTTGGTAGAGAAGCAACTACAAGTGTAGGATCAATATCACCTGCAGATGTAGTTGGTTTATCTGGTCAAGAAGCTACAACAAATGTTGGATCTACAACTATTAAATTAGATTCAACTCCTGCTATTACAGGTCAAGAAGCAACTGTAAGTCAAGGCACATTAGGTTTAGAATTTGGCCCAGCAGGTGCAGTATCTGGAGTAGCTGCTACTTCAGCAGTTGGTGCATTAGGTTTAGAATTTGGTCCAGCAGAAATTACAGGTGTTTCAGCTACAGCGAGTGTTGGAAGTGTTGAAGTTGGTTCTATTGAATTACTTGATGTTACAGGTGTTTCTTCAACAACTGCTTTAGGATCTGTAGTTTTAGAAATAGGTGTTCCTTTAACAGGTATAGCAGCAACGTCTGCAGTGGGTTCCTTATCTACAATAACTGATTTTACACAAGGTTTAAGTTTAGATGCAGCTACGACATCAGTAGGAACAATTGGAATTCAAGCTTATGGAAATGTTGACACTGGTTCAAATTCAAGCTATAGTAATGTTTCAACAGGTTCGAATGATACATATTCTGATGTTGCAACTGGATCAAATACAAGTTATAGTGACGCTGCATAGGAGATAAAAATTTATGGCATCTACATATACACCTTTAGGGGTTGAGCTTCAAGCAACTGGTGAAAACGCTGGTACATGGGGTACAAAAACTAATACTAATTTACAACTTATAGAACAAATTACAGGTGGTTTTACAACTCAAGCAGTTTCTGATTCTGGAGATACAACATTATCGGTTTCTGATGGATCAACTGGTGCAACTCTTGCACACAGAGTAATAGAATTTACAGGATCATTAACAGGATCAAGAAATGTTACTATTCCTTTAGATGTTCAAACTTTTTATGTATTAAAAAATTCAACAAGTGGATCACAAAACGTAGTATTTAAATATGCAACAGGATCAGGAGATAGTATAACTCTTGCTCCAGGTGCAGTTAAAATGGTTTATGCTACAGCAAATGATGGCACTAATCCAGATATTGACGATACAGGATTTATAACTGCATCATCCACAGATACTTTAACAAACAAAACTTTAACTTCACCTAAAATTGGAACATCAATTTTAGACACTAACGGAAATGAATTAGCTTTATTAACAGCTACAAGTTCTGCCGTAAATGAATTTACAATAGCCAACGCTGCTACAGGAAACGATCCAACACTATCTGCAACAGGTGGTGATTCTAATATAGACATAGCCATCAAACCAAAAGGAACTGGTGAAACAGTATTTGGAACAGGCGCAGCAGATGCAACTATTACATCTAGTGGAGCACATAATTTAATTTTAGATACAAACTCAGGAACTAATTCAGGAACAATTACTATAACAGATGGATCAAATGGTGATATAGATATAACTCCAAATGGAACTGGGGATGTTGTTCTTGCTGCTGATACAGTAAAAGTTGGGGACTCTGGAGCGGCAGCTACTTTAACTTCAAATGGAGCTGGTACTCTTACAATTACAACTGGCGGAACTGAAAATTTAATTTTAAACACTAACAGTGGAACTAATTCAGGATCTATCACTATAACTGATGCAGCTAATCAAGATATTTTACTTACACCGAATGGATATGGTAGAGCGACTTTTGATGGTCAAGGAAAAATCCAATCTGTTGCAGAAAAAATTACAGTTGAAGCTACTGCAGCAACTGGTACAAAAAATTATGATGTGTTAACACAAGCTGTTTTATTTTACACTTCTGATGCTTCAGGAGATTGGACTCTAAATATTAGAGGAGACGGCTCTACAAGTTTAAATGACATCATGGATACAGGTGAGTCTATTACAATCGCTCATTTAGTAACTATTGGTAGTTCAGAATATAGAAATAGTGCTTTACAAGTCGATGGGTCATCTGTTACTCCTAAATACGCAGGTGGGTCGGCACCTACAGAAGGAAACACTAACTCAATTGATTCTTATGTTTACACTATTATAAAAACAGGAGATGCTACATTTACAGCGTTAGCTTCTTTAACACAGTTTGCATAATAGGAGGAATAAAAAATGCCTTTAATAGGAACATTCGCAGCTGCCTCTGCAGGAGGATTTGGTAGAAGAACAGGAAAAAGAGATTTATTTATTGTTGCTTCAGGAGGAAACTCAACTCTTACAGATGGCGATTTTAAAATTCACGTTTTTACAGGTCCAGGAACTTTTACAGTTAACCAAGCAGGAACTGGTCCCGCAGATAACACAGACGTAGATTATTTAGTTCAAGCCGGTGGCGGTGGTGGAGGAGATGAATACGGAGGTGGCGGAGGAGCAGGAGGAACTCGTGCAGCCGATGCAAGTTACACAGGTCCACCAGCAGCTTCTAATACAGGTATAACAGTTACAGCCACAGGTTTTCCAATAACAGTTGGCGGTGGAGGGTCTGGAAATAATCCAGGCGCAGGATCATCAGGAGCTAATTCAGTATTTTCTAATATCACTTCAGCAGGAGGTGGCGGAGGAGCTAATCGTAATTCAGGTAACGCAGGTTCTGGAGGATCTGGCGGTGGAGGAGTTATGAACCATGGCGGTCGAAGTCCCTCTGGTGGAAGTGGTAACACACCACCAACAAACCCAGCACAAGGAAGTGATGGTGGAAACGCTTCAAATTCTACACCTGCATTAGGTGGAGGTGGCGGTGGTTCACTAGCCTCAACAGGACCAAACGGTTCAAGTTCTAAAGGAGGAGATGGAGCGAACGGTGCGCCTTTTGCAATCATGGGTTCAGCACCAGGAGCGCCTAGTTTTGGAACTCCAGGACCAGCGCCAGGAAGATTCTTTGGCGGCGGCGGAGGCGGCGGCGGTGAAGTATTTGTTGGTACCTCTTCAGGAGGATCTGGAGGTGGTGGAGCTTCTGGAAAACCAGCAGGTGTTGCAGCTACTGCAAATACAGGAGGCGGCGGAGGCGGCGGTAACGTTGGAGGAAGTGGTAACGGTGGCGGCGGTAACGGCGGATCTGGAATAGTAATGATAAGGTATAAATTTCAATAATGGCACACTTTGCAAAAATAAATGATGATAATGATGTATTA